GAATTAAGAGATATATTAAGAGGAGAGCATGCTGGTAGTGTATCTGTTAAGTGGGATGGTGCTCCTGCTATTTTTGCAGGTATTGATCCTGCTGACGGAAAATTCTTTGTTGCCAAAAAAGGCATTTTTAACAAGAATCCCAAGGTCTATAAGACTGCTGCTGACGTTGACGCTGATGCAAGTGGCGATCTTGCTGATAAGCTCAAAGCAGCTTTGCAAGAGCTACCTGCCTTGGGTATCACAGGCGTCGTGCAAGGTGACTTCTTATTTGGGCCTGGAGACATATCCAAGACAAAAATAAAGGGGGAAGACTATATTACCTTTCATCCCAATACTATCGTTTATGCTGTGCCTGCAAAGTCGGATGCAGCTAAGGCAGTTATGTCAGCAAAGATTGGAATTGTCTGGCATACAACCTATAAAGGTAACTCCTTCGAAACTATGCGAGCTTCGTACGGAGTTGATGTAAGTAAGTTTAAGAAATCAAAAGCTGTTTGGTCGCAAGACGCTATGTTACGTGATTTGACTAATGTTACTATGGATAAAAAAGATACGGAGATCGTGAATGAATATCTATCGCAAGCTGGTAAACTCTTTAATGCCATCTCGGGCACAACCCTCAGGCAGCTCGAAAAATCGGATGAGCTACCGCGCCTCATTGAGCAATTCGGTAATAAGTTCGTCAGAAAGGGACAAGTCCCTGGAGATTCAAGACGACATGCCGAGCAACTCATCCGTTGGATTAGACTCCGTTATGCTAAGGAAATTGCATCTCGTAAATCTGAAAAGGGAAAAGCGACTCAACAAGCAAAACTAGATAATATTTTAGAGTTTTTTAGTGAAAAAAATAAACAATCCCTCATAAAAATGTTTGATTTGCAAAAAGTCATCGTTCTTGCAAAATTAAAACTTATAAATACTCTTAACAAATTAAACAAAGTTAAAACATTTGTAAAGACTCGTAATGGATACAAAGTAACGGGAGCTGAAGGCTACGTTGCTATTGACAAACTTGGTGGTGACGCTGTTAAGATTGTTGACAGAATGGAATTCTCGTACAACAACTTTTCGCCTGATATATTAAAGGGATGGGATAAACCGGGAAGAAATTAAATGGATAAGAAACTAGGTTTCAAAGACTTTTTGGCTGTGGACTATGCTCCAGGAATGCCAGACATAATTAAAAAGAACGCAAAGAAGCGCAAACAGGATACGCCGACCGGTAACACTAACGAGGCTGAACACGATCCTATTGGTAGCGGTAAACATGCTAAGAACATTGGCATGGGCTGGACTGGTAAACATAAAGTGATTAAAGATCCTGGTTCAAAGAAGGGTCGTCATACTCACGTATTTCAATACACCGAAGAAACAGAAGAAGTTGATGAGGCACTGACTGCTCAGCAACGTAGAGCTCGTGCTCGTTTACTTAAGCGCTATGCATCACGGATTAAGATGGGCCGTGAAAGAGCAAAGCGTAGGTTTGCATCACCCGAAAAATTAAAGAAGAGAGCGCGTAAAGCAGCTCGTGAATTAGTCTTTAAAAAGATTTCAAAAGATATTCCAAAATCTGAGTTGACTTTTGCTCGTCGCCAGGAAATCGAGAAACGTCTTGATACACCGGCTATGAAGAAAAAGATAGATAGACTTGCTACAAAGCTTTTACCGAAGACTCGGAAAGCTGAGATGGAAAAGAAACGTGGGAGTAAGTCTACATAATGATTAATTCTTTTAGCCAGTTTTTAGTTGAAGAAGATAGAGCAGTTTATTTTACCTTTGGTAGAATGAACCCTCCGACTATTGGTCATGGCAAACTGCTAGATAAATTATCTAAAATGGCTGGCAAGAATCCTTATAAAGTATTCTTATCGCAGTCATCTGACGCAAGTAAAAACCCTTTGTCTTATTCAGATAAAGTAAAACACGTCCGTAAGATGTTTCCAAAACATGCTCGAAATGTTATGATTAATCGTAACGTTAAGACGGCTATGGACGCTGCGGTTGAACTATATAACCAAGGATTCAGAAAATTGGTCATGGTTGTTGGCTCAGATCGCATCCGTGAGTTCGACACGCTACTTACTAAGTATAACGGTAAAGATGCACGTCACGGATTCTATAACTTTTCAGACATCAAAGTAGTTTCGGCTGGTGATCGTGATCCAGACGCTGAAGGCGTTTCTGGTATGTCTGCATCAAAGATGCGTGAATTTGCGAAAGACAACGACTTTACAAAGTTTGGTCAGGGTCTTCCTACAAGCATGACAACCAAAGACGCACGCAAGCTATTCAATGATGTACGAAAAGGTATGGGCCTGAAAGAAGAGACAACCTTTAAGAATCACGTCCAGTTGGAATCAGTTTCTGAATTAAGAGAAGCATATATTCGTGATGACTTGTTTGAACTCGGTGAAGAAGTTGTTATTACAAACAAAGGTATCGTTGGTAAGATCCAACACCTAGGTTCAAACTACTTGATCGTAGAGTCCAAGGGTGAAAAGTGGAGATGCTGGCTAGACCAGGTTTCAAAAGTAGATCCAGAAAACATCAAGCTTGACTACGAAGTTGAAGATCTTCCAAAAGGTTATTCAGATGGAATCCTTCGTGAAGATAATACAAAAAGTATGTACATGAATAAACCCGATTGGGGTACACCAGAATCCACGAAGAAATGGAAAGAAGCCACACCGGGTCAGAACGAAGAGTTTAATATCGATGACATCACTGCGGACTTTTCTGTAGAGAAGCAGGGTATTCATACAGTTAGTCTACAAGACTTGAACGAAGCATATATTCCAGAAAAAGATGAGCGTAAGAAGGATTCACCTCAGGATCCAGACATTAAAGATCGTCCTGGTACACAACCAAAGGCGTATCATAAAGGATTGTCAAAGGCTCAAAAGATTTCAAGAGATCGTCAGTTTAAAAGACAGTCTAAGATGGATGATGATAATCCTGCAGCTTATAAGCCAGCGGCGGGTGATAAGACTACAAAGACTAAACCTTCGAAGCATACGAAGAAGTTTAAGCAAATGTTTGGTGAAAACGATCAGGTTGACATCGCAAAGAAACGTATTGAACGTGAAAAGCAGATGGACAAGCGTAAACACGATCGCATGATGGACAGAGCTCGTATGAGAGACGTTAAAAAGAAAAATAAAGAGACGTAACATGCTAAACTTTAAGAACTATATCAACGAAGATGCTACAGCAGCACTCAAGAAAAAGGCAGAGAAATCTGGTATGCCTATGGGTGTACTTCGTAAAGTCTATAACAGAGGTGTTGCTGCATGGAGAACTGGTCATAGACCGGGTACCACACCACAGCAATGGGGTTTAGCAAGAGTCAATTCATTTGTTACCAAGTCATCTGGTACATGGGGAAAAGCGGACAAAGATCTCGCAGCGAAAGTAAGAGGAAAATAAGATGCCACAGTCAGCAGATAAGAAACCAGAAAAATATATTGGTCCAGACGGAAAGCCAAAAGTTCGTATGGTAGCTGTCGATAAAGAAGTTATAAAGAAAGAAGCTGCTCCTAAGGTAGATCCAGACAAGTATGCTGCTCATATGGCTCGAAATAAAAAGCCAAAGAAAATGACCTCAACTCAAAAATCTCTTGCTGACATTCAAAAACGTGCAAATGAAGCTGTTGAAGATGATATGCCAGCTTCACCCGACGAAAAGTCAATGGCGCTGGATCAAGCAAAGTTTCTTGATTATGTTGCTGACGAGATTGAAGAGTATCTAGAAAAGAATAATAAGTTTCCTGAATGGATGCAGAACAAACTCTCTGCTCTACACCAAAAAGCAAAAGATATGCATGCTGTTATGGCTGGTAAATATAAGGACGATGACATGGAAGAAAAGTATAGACCAGCAACTCAAGCTGAGATCGATGCTGACAAGAAAAAAGATCAGAAAGCTCAACGTGCAGCTGGTATGAAACGTCCAAGCATGACACCAGGAAGTTTAAAAAGAAAACAGTACGGTGGAATGATGGGTGGTCTGAAAAAAGAATCCGTAGAACACCTTACTGAGTTGGATGCAAAAACACAAAAGAACTTTGCTGCTGGTGCTAAGAACATGAAAGCATACGCTCAAAAGAGTGGTGGCGTAGATAAAAAAGACTTTATGGAAGTAGCTAAACTTCTCGATCAAATTGGTCGTGTAAATCTATTACAAGCAGGACAGCTGCTTTCTCGTCTAAACCGTTTGGTTGACGGTATGGATACTGATGTTCGTGAACGTATTTACATTGAACTGAAAAAAGTTGGACTTGTAGAAAACTATTCTTCTGAGTATCAACGTCATGTTCAGGGTCGTAAAGATGCTGAAGCTGATATAAAGAGTGCTTCAAGCAATGCTGCGATGGTAAAAGCTATGAATAAAAAGCAACACCATGACAAAGCTCTTTCAAAAATGAATCGTATGAAAGAAGAAAAACAGGTTGACGAAATCTCAATGAGCAAGCTGTCAAGATATGGTAAGGCTGCAGCAAAAGACATCGACCAAAAGCGCAGTAAAGTAAAGTCAGCTCTGGATCAACCAGCAAGTGTTAAACATGCAAAAGCTGGTATGAAAGCTATGCAAGGTTTGACCAAAAGATCTCGTGGTTCTGATATGTATGTTAACAAACTAACAGGCAGATCTAAAGTTAAGCCAACAGCCGAAGGATACGTTAACGAGAAACTAAAAGTTTCTGACGGCATGGGTGCATGGATCGATGATTTCAAAAAATCAGACGCTCCACAATTCAAGGGTAAGTCAGACAAAGACCGTCGTGATATGGCAATTGCTGCTTACTTATCAGCGAAAAAAGGAAACTAAATGAAAACATTTACTCAAATTAGAGAAGAACTAAACGAGTCAACTGCCATGAAACCATTTGGAGACCCGTATGGTTCTAAAAGCCGTGCAAAAGATGCTCATGATGATCATCAAAAAGCAATCAATCATCATGAACATCAAAAAAAGCAACACGCGATTGCTCAAGCGCGAGCGGAAAGACATGGTAATGCTTCCAAAGCAGAACATCATGAAGAAGCAGGGATGGAGCATCATTTCGCAGCTGAAGCACATAGAGATGCTCAGAAATTGTTGAAGAAACATGGACCAGATCATCATAAGTATGAAGCAGAAGCAGATTCAGCTCATAATATGACAAGAGAGTTAAAATGAAAAAGAATGAAAACCTTTAAGCAAAATCGTGCAGAAGAGATCGATCAGTTTTGTGAAGAGTGTAATCTTTACGAAGATCTTGAGATTACCGAAGCCGAGTATCAAGGCAAGAAAGTAAAGCTCAATGATCCGATCCGTACTTCAGAAAACCCGAACAAGAAGTTCAAGGTTTATACGATGGGCCCTAAGGGTAAAGTTGTTGTTGTTCGTTTTGGTGATCCTAACATGGAGATCAAGCGTGACGACCCAAAACGCCGTGCTTCCTTCCGTGCCAGACATAACTGTGACAACCCTGGACCAAAATGGAAAGCTAGGTACTGGAGCTGTTACCAGTGGCGAGGCGGAGCAAAGGTAGACAACTAATGCAAAAGTTTCGATCATTCGTAGAGGGTTCAGAGTCTTGGGAGGCGGGCTATAAACGTCGTGTCGTCAAGACTACGAAACCTGAGCACAAAGATAAAGGTTATAAGTGGAGAATCAAGGGAAAAGATCGTCCTGAGATTTCAATTAAATTATATAAAGAAAAGCCATCACAATCTGAGTTTAACAAGCAAATGAAACGCGTAGCGGGTCATGAGTTTGGTGGATAAATAAGGTATAAGAAATGGCAGAGAATACTAACACTCGCTTAGACCGAATTGAATCGAAACTCGATCAGTTGACCGACGCTATGGTGTCTATGGCACGTGCTGAGGAGAAACTAGCCGGATTGAAAGAAGATCATGATAGAGCTTTTGAAAGACTAAATCGTTTTTCACAGAAGCTAGATGAAATAGAGAAAAAGGTAGACGATAACTATCGTACTATCCAAGTTATTAACAGACTATTCTGGATAGGAATTATTTCTATCGCAGGATCTATCGCAGCCCAAGTTTGGATGTAAAGGAAACCAAAATGAAAACTAACGACATTAAAAAAGTTGCGGCAGCTTGGGCCGAGATCCAAGAAGCCCAAAAAGCAGCACTAGCAAAGAAACTAGCAAAAGCATCTGCTTCGTCTGAAAAAGGCAAAGCTGCTGTTACTCTGCCCAAGGCACCTTGGGATAAGAAAGAGGAAGCAAACGAAGCATTAAAAGGTGATCAGCACAAGCTAGACCATGATAAAGATGGTGACATTGATGCTGATGACTTCAAAGGTCTTCGTAATAAAAAGAAAAAGAACGCAAAAGAAGTCGTCAACACAAAGCCTGAAATCAAAGACAACAGTAAAGATACTGAAGTCTCTGAGGTTTCAATGGACACCGCAAAGTCTGCTTATGCTAAACGTGAATCAGTAGAAGAAGCTACTATGGATACAGCAGCAGGCCGTAAGCAAGCATCAGCCGAAGCCGATGCACACCACAAAGCAATGGTGAAAAAATGGGGTGCTAATCACCCAGCAACTAAAGACGCAGCAAACGCGGCGAAAGTTATGAAACAAAAAGCAATGGGTGAATCAATGGAATCAAAAAGACCAATTTTTGATCGTATCATGGAAAAAGCAGGAAACCGCGCTGACCATGTAAAAGGTGCAACACCACCAGAGCCAATGGATTCAAAAGCATCTGGCATGGAAAAAGATTTTGTTGCTAAACACGGAGGTCTAGACGGAAATGACTCTGGTATTGATGGCGCTAAAGCTGCGGCAGATACTGCGAAAGCGGCAGCAGCCCAAGTAAAAGCAGCACCTGCTCGTTCAGGCGACAACAAAAACGGTGACACTAAACCAATTAAATCAACTGAAGCTTAAGGGATAATATAATCATGGCTATAAGAGGACCGAAGGGTGCACATCCAACTCCAAGAGGATGGATCAATCCAAAGACGGGTGAGTTGTTAAAATCTCAAAAAATTTCTGAAGAAGACATCGCAGCGTTTTTTGGAGTAGTAGTAGAAGAACCTACACCTGCTCCAGAACCTGCGCCAATGGTACAAGCTACAACTAAATGCGAAGACTGCAACTGTGGTGATGAATGTAACTGTGATCCATGTGTTTGCAAGATGACAAAGGTTCAACTTGAAGAACACGGCAGAACTTTAGGAATTGAGCTTGATCGTCGTAAAACAAAAGAAAGTATGCTACAAGAACTGAATGATTTTATGAACGCCTAAATAGACTAGATAGTCTAGCTAGGTATTGAAAATGAAAATTGATCTCACTGAAGAAAATCTGTTTATATATGCTGCAAAGAACTACTACAACCCGAAGTACATCGATGCAGAAGAGTTTACCGAAGACTTAAACAGGTTCAAGTATATAAAAAGATTATGCAATCGTTATTTAGAAACTGGTAACTTATCAGAACGTTTGATTCTAAATCATCTGATTGTTGTCTTTAACGTTTTTGGTATAGAGGCCGCTTTGAATATCTTAGAGCTCAAGCTCCATGATAAACACTGGCCTCTTATAAAACCATTCTTAATATTTTTGAAATATATTCGTAATGATCAGTACACAAATATCGCTATGGATCAGACTGTAGTTGATGCGCTAAGGGAAATATAATGGGCATTATCAAAAGAGCCGGTGACTTAGTCTATACGTTTCGATTCCTTAAACTTCTGGTAACAGACTTTAAGGACACAAAGGCGTTTGAGCTCGGGCTTATTGATGAAAAAGGTAAGAAGCAAAGAAAAGCTGAAAATGCCGAGGAAAGAGATGCCTACACAGCTTTCCATAGACTCGTTTTCAATATCAAAAAATTAATTCCAGCTGGTAAGATCGGATCCTATGCTTCCGCTCTTTATCTTTTAAAAGACCATTATAACATTTCAGACTCAAAGCTAG